ATGAGCCGTTTCGCAGCCCCCATCGCCGAGCAGATCTGGGACATGAAGTACCGCCTGAAGGACGCCGAGGGCGCACCAGCCGATGGGACGGTCGAAGACACCTGGCGCCGGATCGCCCGCGCCCTGGCCCAGGCCGAAGCCGACCCCGCGAAATGGGAAGAGGTGTTCTTCGGGGCGCTGGAGGATTTCAAGTTCCTGCCCGCGGGCCGGATCACCGCGGGCGCCGGGACCGGCCGGGCGGTGACGCTGTTCAACTGCTTCGTGATGGGCACGATCCCCGACAGCATGGCCGGCATCTTCGACATGCTGAAAGAGGCCGCGCTGACCATGCAGCAGGGCGGCGGCATCGGCTATGATTTCTCGACGATCCGCCCCAAGGGCGCGGATGTGAAGGGCGTGGCGGCGGACGCCTCGGGGCCGCTGTCCTTCATGGATGTCTGGGACGCGATGTGCCGCACGATCATGTCGGCAGGCTCGCGCCGGGGCGCGATGATGGCCACCATGCGCTGCGACCACCCCGATATCGAGCAGTTCATCACCGCCAAGCAGGACCCGGCCCGGCTGAGAAACTTCAACCTCTCTGTGCTGGTGACCGACGCCTTCATGGAGGCGGTGAAGGCGGGCGGCACCTGGGAGCTGCAATTCGACGGCAAGGTCTATCACACCGTCGAGGCGCGCGATCTGTGGAACAAGATCATGCGCGCGACCTATGACTATGCCGAGCCGGGCGTGATCTTCATCGACCGCATCAACCAGATGAACAACCTTGCCTATTGCGAGACCATCGCGGCGACGAACCCCTGCGGCGAGCAGCCCCTGCCGCCCTATGGCGCCTGTCTGCTGGGGTCGATCAACCTCGCGCGGCTGGTGGCGGAGCCCTTCGAGGCGGGCGCCGCGCTGGACGAGGCGGCGCTTGAGACGCTGGTCGCGACCGCGGTGCAGATGATGGACAACGTGGTCGACATCTCGCGCTTTGCGCTCGACGCGCAGCGCCACGAGGCGCAGGCCAAGCGGCGGATCGGGCTGGGCGTGACCGGGCTTGCCGATGCGCTGCTGATGGTGGGCCTGCGTTACGGGTCCGAGGAGGCGGCGCGTCAGACCTCGCGCTGGTTGCACCGGATCGCCCGCGCCGCGTATCTGGCCTCGGTGCAATTGGCGAAGGAGAAGGGGGCCTTCCCGCTGTTCGACGCCGAGAAGTACCTGGAAAGCGGGGCCTTGGCGCATATGGATGCCGATGTCCGTGCCGCCATTGCAGAGCACGGCATCCGCAACGCCCTGCTGACCTCGATCGCGCCGACCGGCACCATCAGCCTTTATGCGGGCAATGTGTCCTCGGGGATCGAGCCGGTCTTTGCCTACAGCTACAAGCGCAAGGTGCTGCAGCGCGACGGCAGCCGGACCGAGGAAGAGGTCGTGGATTACGCCGTCCAGCTTTGGCGCGACAAGTTCGGCCAGGCCGATCTGCCCGACTATTTCGTGAATGCCCAGACGCTGTCGCCTTCGGAACATGTGCGGATGCAGGCGGCGGCCCAGACCTGGGTCGATTCCTCGATTTCGAAGACCATCAACTGCCCCGAGGATATTGCCTTCGACGCCTTCAAGGACGTCTACATGCAGGCCTACGAAACCGGCTGCAAGGGCTGCACCACCTACCGGCCGAACGATGTCACCGGGTCGGTCCTGACGGTCTCGGAAAGCTCGGACGAGACGCCCGAGGCCGAAACCGGCGCCGATGTGGTCTATCTGTCCGACCCGCTGGACCGGCCGCATGCGCTGGAGGGCAACACCTACAAGCTGAAATGGCCTGACAGCGAACACGCCATCTACATCACCATCAACGATATCGTCATCGCGGGCCGCCGCCGTCCCTTCGAGGTCTTCATCAACTCGAAGAACATGGAGCATTTCGCCTGGACCGTGGCGCTGACGCGGATGATTTCGGCGGTGTTCCGGCGCGGTGGCGATGTGAGTTTCGTGGTCGAGGAACTGAAGGCCGTCTTCGACCCGCGCGGCGGGGCCTGGATGCAGGGCAAGTACATCCCCTCGATCCTGGCGGCGATCGGCGGCGTCATCGAGCGGCACCTCGTCGCCATTGGTTTTATCGAAGCTGAAGGCAAGGGGCTGAAGGCCGATCCGAAGTATCAGGCGATGGCCGTCGGTGACACCGCCCGCGGCCCTGCCTGCCCCAGTTGCGGGACGTTCGGAATGCACATGGTCGAGGGCTGCATGACCTGCGTGAGCTGCGGGTATTCCAAATGCGGCTAGCGGTTGTCCACTTAACCTTTGTTTGACCCACGATAAATTGGCCATTTCCGGGGTAATTTGACCATTCCGGCACAGACCAAATGACCATCGGCTGCGCCGCAGCCGGTGGTTTCTTTTTATATCAATGGCTTGCGTGACTGGCGGATTTGCGGCCTTCGGTGCCCCGCCGGAGCGCTTCGTCCTGGCGGGCGCCGTTGACGGCTAGCGGCGCTTTCGGCATCCCTCAGGGCCAATCCGGCCGGGTTCTTTCCAACCTCCCCCTCGTGCAGAAGCTCTGCCCGAGGGCATGGCGCCATGCGCCTGAAAGGACCTCCATGACGAAGATCAAGTTCATCGATGCCCGCTTCGCCGATCCCGACGAGGACGAGTTCGCCCTCAAACGCCGCTTCGAGTGGCACCTGCGCAAGCTCCGTGCGCTCCGAGACGGGGTGTCTCCGAAGGTGCCGGGAGACTTTGAAGATGAGTTGCGCTGGAACGAGGACCTCATCGCGGTGCATCTCTCGGAGAAGGATCGGACCAAGGTCTTGCGCCGCGCGCGTCGGGTGATGCGGGCGCGTGCCAAGGTTGGAGAAGAACCGGGCGCAGCTCTTCACGCTGTTCGCCCTCGGCAATCTCTTCCTCGTGCGCCGGAGGCTGATGGCATGAGGCGGAGTCCGTCTTCAGACGTGGCTTTCGCCGCTCAGGGCCGCCAAACGCGGCGAAAATGCCCCAGTTGTGGAGGTGTTGCTTCGTTCAGAACCCAAGCGCTCGCCAATCGGCGCAGCCGTGGCGGTAGATCAGACGTTCCTAGGTCATGTTGACAAATATCGGCGCGCTGGTGGTCGGTGCGGGCGAGCTGGTGCTGTGGTTCGGGCGGCTGGTGACGGCGGCGGGGGGCCTCAGTGCGGCGCTCGATCTGATGAAGGATGTCGCGGCCGAGGTCTGGGACCGGATCGTGATGGGGCCGGAGCTGATGCGGCTCCGGATGGAAGAGCTCGGCGCCCGGATGAAAGCGATCTGGGGCGATGTGATGGTCTATCTGCAGGAGAGATGGTCGGGCTTCCTCGCCCGCTTTGCCGATCTGCCGGACATCCTGCCCGGGGCGGCGGCGCTGAAGGAGGCGGCCGAGGGCGCGGCCGAGGGGCTGGCGGCGGCGAAAGAGGCCGCAGCGGCAGCGGGCGACGAGGCCGAACGGCTGAAGCGCGAGGCCAATGGCGTCGCGGATGCGATGATCCGCACGCCGCTGGCCTCGATGCAGGCGCTGAAGGAGACGCTGGCCGGGGTCTCGGACGAGGCGGGCAATACCGCGACCAGCCTCGCGCGGATCGGCGAGGCGGCCGATGACGGCGCCGGGATCGACAAGCTGAAGACGACGACGAAGGATCTGGCCGATACCGCGAAGGAGACCGGCGACAGCTTCAAGACCTTCTTCAAGGATCTGGCCAAGGGCTCGGCCGACGCGGGCGACGCGATCTCGGCCTTGGCCGACCGGATGCTCGACGATCTTCTGGACCGGGCGCTGTCGCCGGTCTCGACCGCGATGGGCGGCTTTTTCGACAGCTTCCTCTCGGGGATATTCGGGGGCGCGGGCGCCGGTGCGGGCGGCGGCGTGACGGCGAGCGCGTTTGGCAATGTCTTCGAGGGCGGCCGGGTCCGGGCCTTTGCCGCGGGCGGCGTGGTCGACCGGCCGACCTTCTTTCCGATGCGGGGCGGCGCGACCGGGCTGATGGGCGAGGCAGGCCCCGAGGCGATCCTGCCGCTGACCCGGCTGGGCAATGGCAAGCTCGGGGTCGCCAGCCTCGGCGGCGGCGGGGTGCGCATGGGCGATGTGCATGTGTCGGTCGCGGGCAGCACTGCCAGCCCGGAACAGATCGCGGAAGTCGTGCGGCAGGTGACGCGCGACGAGGCGCAGCGGGTCTATGCCCGCCAGCGCCGGGAGGGCGTCTGATGGCCTTCCCGCCCGAGGCCGTGCGCATCGCGGGCTTCACGCTGCGCCAGATCAGCAGCGCCATCCGCACCCAGTCGCCCTACAGCTTTGCGCAGACCGCCTATGACTTCATGGGCGGGACCTGGGCGGCCGATCTGACGCTGGCGGCGGTCGATGCGCGCGAGAGCGCCGCGATCTCGGCCTGGCTTGCGGGGCTGAACGGCCCGGCCGGACGCTTCGAGCTCGACATGGCCGCGATGGACTATGAGGGGCCCCAGGGGACGATCACCGCCGATCCGGTGGTGGCGGTGGCGGCCCAGCCCCGCGCGCAGACGCTGGTGCTGCAACTGGCCGCGGCGGCCGACACCATAACTGTCGGCGACTATCTCACGCTCGACGGCCATCTGCATATCGTGACCGCGGCCGAGGCCCCAACACCCGCCTTCCGGCAGACCCTCACCCTCTGGCCCCGCCTGCGCAGCCCCGTCGCGGCGGGCGATCCGGTGGCGCTGCGCGCGCCCTGGGGGACCTGGGCGCTGGCCGGTCCCGAGACCGCGCTGGCCGTCAGCCAGGCCCGCGTCCGGACCCGCACCCTGCAACTGGTCGAGGCGCTCTGATGGCAGGCTCAGCCGGTGATCTCGCGCCGCGCCAGATCGGCAAGGAAGGCCGAACGGGTCAGCCCGCGCTCCTTCGCGGTCTGGTCGATGGCCGCCAGCAGCCCCGCATCCATGGTGATATTGGCCTTGGCGGTCCGCCCGCTCAGCCGGAAGAACGGCACCGCCAGAAGGAAGGCTCCGGCCTCAAGATCGCGGGCGACCTCGGCGTCCGCGCGGACCGCATCGAGGCTGCGCGCCTCGGGCAGGGGCTCGTCTTCCAGATGAAGCGCAAGCGCCTCGCTGGCATTGGGCAGAAGATCGTCGAGCGCATCGGCGGCCGAGAAGCAGCCGGGCACGTCGGGGAAATGGATGCCGAAGGCGCTGTCGCCCTCCTGATGCACGACGCCGATGTAATGGCGCATGGGGTCTCTCCCTTCGGTTACAGCCAACCGGCCTGCTTGTGGATGTTGCGCACCGTGCCCAGCGGCAGGTCCTTCTTCGGGTGCGGAATCGTCACCGTCCGGTCGCCCTTGCGGAACTTGTGGTGCGAGCCGGTGACCTTCACCAGCACGAAGCCGTCCTGTTCGAGGCGCTTGATGATCTTCCGGCTGTTGGTTTCCACCCTCGGCGCCCCTGTGTGGTTGTGCGCATATAAATACGCCCTGCGCTGCGCGAGCACAAGGATCGGGTGCAGATATATGCGCATGGAGGCGCTCTGATGGACACCAGCGGCGACAGGATCCTCGGCCTGCTGGTGCAGTGCCGGTTCGACAGCGGGGATCTGGCGATGTTCACGGGCCATGGTTCGGTCGAGTGGGAGGGCGTGACCTATCTGGGCGCGGCCGGGCAGATGCTCCGGATCGGCGAGGCGCAGGAGACCTCGGGCGGCGAGATGCCGGGGCTGACGCTGACGCTGGCGGGGCTCGACCCGGAGGTGGTGGCGCTGGCCGAGCTGGAGGAGTTCCAGCGCCGCCGGGTGACGCTGCGCCTCGCGCTCTTCGACCCCGAGGGCCGGATCGAGGCGGCCGATGTGCTTTGGGACGGGCTTGCCGACACGCTCGACAGCGATGACGGCCCCGACACCGCGACCGCGACGCTCGCCTGCGAGGAACGCGCCATGGATCTGGGCCGCAAGCGCCCGTTCTACTACCTGCCCGAGGATCAGCAGCGCCGCTTTCCCGGCGACCGTTTCTTCGACCTCGTGCAAGCCATCCAGAACCGGGAGGACACATGGGGGAGATGAACGGGGGGACGATGATCGGGGGGACGATGATCAACCGCCGCGAGGGCTGGGAGCTGCGGCTCTCGGCCGAGATCCGGGACTGGGACGGCCGGGCCTTCGTCTGGGGCTCGGCCGATTGCCTGGGCTTTTGCCGGGCCACCGCGCGGGCGATGACCGGCACCGATCCGATCCCGGATCTGCCCGCCTATGCCTCGGAATACGAGGCCGCCCGAGGCCTCGTCGGGCTGGGATACCGCTCCATCGCCGAGCTGATCGACGCCCATCTGCCGCGGGTGCCGGTGGCGCTGGCCCGGCGCGGCGACTGGGTGATGGGCGATGCCGCGGGCGCGCTGCCCGGCGCCATGGGCGTCGTCACCGGCCGCCATGCGGTGCATCTGGCCGAGCGCGGACCCGTCCGCCGTCCGGTCCTCGACGCGGAGGCGGCATGGCGCATCGGGTGATTGGCCTCGCGGGGGCCGTCTTCCTTCTATCGGCCGCCCCGGCCGCGGCGATGCCGCCGGTCGGTGCGGCGCTGGCGGCGGCCGCCGGGGGCTGGGCGGCCGGGCTGACCGCCACCGCCATCATGGGCCAGGCCGCCATGGCCTTCGTGCTCTCGGGCGTGCAGATGGCGCTGGCGAAGAAGCCGAAGGTCAAGACCCGCGACGAGATCACGCTGAACAAGATCCAGCCGGTGACCGCGGGGCTGATCCTCTATGGCGAACGCACCCTCGGCGGCACCATCGTCGCCCGCTCGACGACCGAGGCCGGGGGCAAGCCGCATCGGCGCTATCATTCCGTCATGCCGCTGGCCTGCCACGAGATCGACGGCGCGGTCGAGATCTGGCTGGGCGAGACCAGGGTCTGGACCGAGGCGCAATACCGCCGCGATGAAGCGACGGGCACCGGCGATCCCTACCACTGGGGCCAGATCGACAGCGACTTCAGGGGCCGCATCCGGCTGAAGGTGCATACCGGCGCCGAGGATCAGGCGGCCGAGCCGCGCTATGTCGCGGCCGCCTCGGAATGGACGGCCGATCACCGGGGCCGCGGCGTCGCTTATGTCTATTTCGAGGCCGATTACGACCGCGATCTGTTTCCGACCGGCGCCCCGCAGATCCGCGTCCGCGCCCGCGGCAAGCGCGTTTACGACCCGCGCGAGTGGACCTCGACCCCGCTCGCCTCGGCCAGGGCCCTCCGCCCGATTTCGCTCTGGGCAGGCTATGACGGCGGGGCCATCGGCCGGACCTCGGGCGCGAGCTATCCGCAGGGCGAATCCGACGCCGCCTGGACCGGCGGCCCCATCGCCGCGCGGTTTTTCTTCGGGCGCCGCTATCCCGGCGGGCTCACCCCCGAGGCCGGGCTGAGCCCGGATCTGACCGCGCAGGACGGCGACACGCTCGATTACACAAGGATGGCGCTCGACGCGGATCTCTTCGCGGCCTTCGATGTCGCCTTCCCGGCCGATCCCGAAGGCGTGATCTGGGAACAGGGCGGCTCGGGCTATGGCGCCTATCTGGGCGTGACCGGGGCCGATCTCGTCTTCCGCGCCGGATCGGGCGAGGTCGCGGGCGAGGAACTGGCCCGGGCGACCCTGCCGGTCGCGGAACTCGCCGGGCGGCGCGGCACGGTCTATGTCGAGATCGACAGGACGGCGGGCGCGGTCGCGCTGTGGTTCAAGGGACGGCGCTATTCGACGAACCCGGCGCTGTGCCTGCGCGACTACGCCCTGACGCCCGAGCTCTTCGGCGGCATCGGCTGGACCGAGGCCGATCTCGACGAGGCCGCCATCGTGGCGCTGGCCAATGCCGCCGAGGAACCGGTGCCGCTGGCCACGGGCGGCAGCCAGCCGCGCTATGCCTTCAACGGCGTGCTCGATACCGAGGCCAGCCCGCGCGAGAACCTCGATGCGCTCTCCTCCGCCTGGGGCGGCTGGTGGGCCTGCGAAAGCGGGCGGCTGACCCTTGGCGGCGCGGTCTGGGAAGAGCCCGAGCTGACGATCACCGAGGACATGCTGGTCGCGGGGATCCGGGTGATCGCGCGGCGGCCCTTCGAGGAGCAGTTCAACACCGTCAAGGCGCAGTTCGCGGATGCCGGGGCCGAGCATGTGGTGACCGACCTGCCGGTGCTGGCCTCCGAGACGTATCGTGCCGCTGACAATGGCGAGCGGCTGGTGCGCGATCTGGGCGAGCTGCCGGGCGAGACCGATCCGGTGCGCGGCCAGCGGCTGATGAAGCTGGCGCTTTTGAAGGGGCGGCGCCAGCGCCAGGTGATCCTGCCCTGTTCGCTCGCCGCCTGGGGCGTGCGGCTGGGCGATAATATACGTGTCACGATCCCCCGCCGGGGCTGGGAGGCCAAGGCCTTCGAGGTCACCGCCCGGGCGGTGACGGTCGGCCCCGAGGGCGTCCAGGTGCGGCTGACCTGCCTGGAAACCGGCCCCGCGATCTTCGACTGGCGCACCAGCGAGGAACAGGCCCGGCCCGCGGGCGGTATCCCCACGCTGCCCTCGCCCACGGCCAAGCCCCGGGTCTCGGCGCCGACCATGACCGAGGAACTGTACGAGACCCGCGGCGGCGGCGGGGTAAAGACGCGGGTGCGGCTCGCGGCCAGCACCGACAATCCCTTCATCGACGCCTGGCAGTTCTCCTGGCGGCCGATCACCGAGACCGAGGCAACCGTCCGCGGCCTCACCGATGTGGCCGAGGACCTGATCGACGACATGGCCCCCGGCACCTATGTCTTCGGCGCGCGCGGGCGCAACACGCGCGGCATGTGGTCGGACTGGGTCTATGCGGGCGCGGCCGCCGTGCAGGGCGAGAACGCCCCGCCGGTCGCGATCACCGGGCTGTCGGGCCAGTCCGCGGGCGGGGCCGTGGCGATGCTGCGCTGGGACCGGCATCCGTCGCTCGACGTGCGCCAGGGCGGCTGGATCGAGTTCCGCCATTCGGCCGAGCTGACCGGCGCCACCTGGCAAAGCTCGGTGGTGATCGGCAAGGCGGTACCGGGCGGGGCGACCGACGCCTCGCTGCCGCTCAAGACCGGCAGCTATCTCGCGCGCCCCTATGACGCCAGGGGCAATCCCGGCCCGGTCAGCGCGGTCGCGCTGCGCGCCGCCTCGCTGGTGCCGATGACAGAGGTCGCCCGCCTCGACGAGGCCCCGGGCTTTGCGGGCACCAGGGCCGGTTGCTCGGCCGCAGGCGGCGTCTTGTCGACCGACGAGGGCGCGACCGAGGCCCTCTATTATTTCTCGGCGCTCATCAACCTCGGCACGGCCGGGCCGGTGCGGCTGGTCAGCGATGTCGGGATCCTGATCGAGGAACGGCAGGACCGGATCTTCGGCCCCGAAACGGGCGCCTTCTGGACCCCGCCCGACGGGCTTTTCTGGCAGGGCGGGGCCGATGCCTATGGCGATCTCGATACGCAGGTCCGGGTCCGTGACGACGCCAGCGCCACCTGGGGCCCCTGGCAAAGCTTCGACGCGGCCGAGTTCGACGGCCGTCTCTTCCAGATCCGCGCGGCGCTGTCGGTCGAAAGCGCGGCCTATGCGCTGCGCGTCACCCGCCTCTCGGTCGCGGCCTTCCGCGCGACCTGATCCCCAACCCCGAGGAGCCCATGACCCAGGCCACCTATATCCCGAACGTCACCCATACCAAGGCCCAGGCCTTCGCCTTCTTCCAGGGCGCCCTGGCCGCCGCCGCCTCGACCAATGCCGGACCGACCCCGCCCTCCGAGACCTGGCCCGGCATGCTCTGGGTCGATACCGCCGCGAAGGCGCTCAGGATGCGCAACGAGGCCAACAGCGGCTGGATCGCGCTTGGCGGCTATGCGTCTGACAGCTTCGTTCCGGCCGGGCTGCGGGAACTGACCGAGGCGCAGGCGCTCGACAGCAGCGGCACGGCCTATGGCATGCTGACCGGGAAGATCCTCGCCGCGCTTCTGGACAAATACGACCGCACCAATACCAGGGCCGCCTGCCACCAGTTCCATTCGGACGGGTCCTCCGAGCCCGGGATCGTCGCGATTGGCGATTTCGCGATGGCGCATGTCGCGTATTATTCGGCGCAGAAGGGCTCGGATGGCTGGCGCATGGCGTTCTCGTCCGATGAGGGCATGAGCTGGGGGCCATGGATCGCGCTGCCCGGCGATTATGCCAACGAGACCGGCGGGGCCGGGACCTTTCCCCTGACCGAGGGCGCGTTCCTCTGTCCGTTCCAGTCCTATGCCAGGCGGGCGGTCACGCTGCCGGGCGGATCGGGCACCGAGCTTTTCCCCGCGCTCACGACAGAGACCGTCCGGGTGCCTGCCCTGGCCACGCATGTGCGGTTTGCCGTCGTGAGGAGCCGCGCGGGCGATGCGGTCCTGACCGTGACCCTCTCTCCTGCGGGCGCGCGGACCGAGCTCTGATCCCCCGAGACCCATCCCGAAGGAGACCGGCCATGGCCGACGATACCGACATTCCCCGCGACCGTCCCGGGGCGGGCCGGACCCTCTGGGCGCGCCGCCATGCTTGAGGCGACCGACCACGCGCTCCGCACCCTGCTGGCGCTTCTCGGCGGGCTGGTCCTCGTCTGGCTCCGCACCGATGGCATGGCGCTGATCGCGCGCATGGGCATCGTGATCGCCTCGGGCGCCATCGGCTATGTCGCGGGCCCCGAGATCGCCCTCTGGCTCGACATGCCCGAGCGGCTCACCATCGTCGGCGTGACCGTGCTGGGCCCGCTGGCGCTGGAAACCGCCGCCGCGGCGCTCCTCTGGCTGAAGCGTGACCCCGCCCATCTGGCCGAGATGCTGCGCCTCTGGCGAGGCGGGAAATGAGCCTGCCCCTCTATCTCACCCTCACCGCCGCCATCTGGCTGACGCTGATCGTCTGGCCCTGACGCTCGGTCCAGAGGTCGACCGTTAATCAAGCGCTGCTTGAATAGGGCGCCCGGCACTGCGCCGACACCACCCATCCTCAAATAGCCCAAGGAGGGCGAAATGCTGAACTTCATCCTGAAGTCTCTTCCCGCGTTGATTCCGAACTGGCGGGCGGTTCTGTGGCGGTCGCACTCGATGCGCGCGCTGATCCTCGGCGTGATCTGGACGGGCCTCGTCTCGATCATCGCCATGCTGCCCTGGCTGCCGATCCCGCCCATGCTGGTCGCCTGGGTCTATCTGGGCCTGCTGGCCTATGGCGCTGTCGGTCGGCTTCTGGCGCAGGGGATCGGCGATGAATAAGATCCTGCTTGCCGTCGCCGGTCTGGTGCTGATCGCCGTCTTGGCCTTCCCTCAGCCGCAGCCCGATATCGGAATTCCGACCTCGGCCCCGGAAAGCGCCCAGACGCAGGAGGCCCGCGCGCTGGCGCTGGCCGTGCCGCTGGTCGCGAAATGGGAAGGCAAGCGGAACGCGGCCTACCAGGACCTCGTGGGCGTCTGGACGATCTGCTACGGCCACACACGCACCGCGCGGCCGGGCTTGGTTCTGTCGGATGCCGAATGCGAGGCCCTGCTGCGCGCCGAGGTCCGCGACTATCGTACCCGGCTTCTGCTCCACTTCTCGGCCGAGACGCGCGCCCGGCGCCTGCCGCCGCCCCGCGACGCCGCCTTTACCAGCCTTGCCTTCAACGTCGGCGTGGCCGGGGCGGGCCGGTCCACCGCGACCCGGCGCCTGAACGCGGGCGACGTACCGGGCGCCTGCGAGGCCCTGACCTGGTGGAACAAGGCGGGCGGGCGCGTCGTCGCGGGGCTCCGGATCCGCCGGACCGAGGAATACGGCTACTGCATGCGCGAGGCATCGTGATGGGCTGGCTGGTGCAGATCCTCGGCCGCGGGCTGGCGGGCCAGTTGCGCGAGGCCTACGAGGCGCGGCTGCGCGCCGCCAACGATGCCGACCGGATCGCGGCCGAGATCCGCATCGCCGAGTTGCAGGAGCGTCAGGCGAACCGGGCGCTCGGCGGGCGCCTGACCGCCTTGGTGCAGGCCGCCTGGGCGGCGCCGTTCATCCTCTACAACGCCAAGCTGCTGATCTGGGACAAGGTTCTGGGCCTCGACGCCACCGACGCGCTGTCTGCCGACCTGCTGGACCTGCAGCTGCGGATCGTGACGTTCTACTTTGGCGGGGCCGCGGCCATCGGAGTGGTCCGGGCGCTCAGGCGGTAGGAGCGATCCTGGCAACCCGGACGAGCGGGATCCGGTGGCGCTGGCCAGGCGGGTGTGCGGGGCGTGAAAGGGCGGGGAGCCGACGCTCGGCTTCGTTCCGAGGCGTAGTCCGAGCTTCCCAGAACCGGACCTTCGCCGCGCTTCGACGCCGAGTCGGCTGGATTTCGGCAGTCTGGGCGGGGACCCGGCGTTCGAGGCACTGGCCAGATCTCACGGACTTTCCCCAAAGCGGACACCTGATGGGTTAACGACCTGTGCTGGAAACCTCGCAGCAGTTTGTTGGAGCGAGTGTTAGATATAACTTAGCAGATTCACCTCATTGCCCGATATCCACGCCCCAAAAGAACGCGCGACGTATTGCAAGGCCCGAGATTCCACAAAAATCTTCAAACCCCTCACGGACGCAAAACCTCACACGAAAACCCCAGAGAACTGCAAAGCCTAACGCGCCGTAATGCCAAGAGCGGTGAGGGTCTCCGGAGTAATGTTCCCGGTTTGACTGAGGCCAAATGCCTTCTGAAAAGCCAAAAGAGCGGATCGAGATTTCGCCCCGATGACGCCGTCAATCGGACCGTCATAGTAACCGTAGGCAAGCAATGCTGTTTGCACCAGTCTAACAATTTCCGTAAATTTCCCAGAGTTACCCGGAAGGGTTTTGGGTGAGCTCGGGCTTCTTGGCGACGTCGAGTTAAAAGATGGAGAGGGAGCGGCTGGTTGGGGTGGCGAATAGGTCGGAGGTGAATAGGTTGGCGGCGAATAACTATAACCTCCGGTCGATGACCGGTGACTCGAGTGAGATCTGTGGGATGAATGCGATCTATGACTTGAGTGGCTGCGATGCCCTGCGAGCGTATAGAGGTGCTCAATAGTGAATTTTGACAGTAAAGACTTACTGGGCTTCAAGGCGATCCCATCCGTCGGCGGTAAGCTCGCTTGAACGGCACCTGGTAGAAATCCTGCGGCAGTTAACGTTGATATAATGAAACGCTTCATAGTAATCCCAACCTATTATACCCACCGTCTTTGGGGTGCCACTCGAATAGGCCGCAGCAATCAGATCTTACCACACAAGCGGAACACTCGGAGAGAAATTTCTGTTTCCAGTCTGATATTGAATTTACCGCATAAGCCCTGTAGCTTGTAGGGATAGTGCAGATCGGGAAGTTATACAGGTTTGCAGATACCCCGCGGATTTCGACAGTGTCAATCGCTCGCGCAATCGGATCGAAGTTAAGTGAGCTATCGAAAAACTCTTGCCGCCACACCATCCTTCCGTACCCAATATTCTCCATTTGCATAATGGCCCAGACATCAATGAAGGGCAATTTTCGCGCGATGAACGATGCGAGATCCTCCAGGTGCTCAATATTTCCATTCATGATGACGGTTCTAATTTCGATGCGCGCTCCGGTGCGAGCTAATGTCGCCAGACTATGAGTGAGCTGTTCAAATGCACCGCTGACGCCAACGATTGCGTCGTGGATTTCTGGTCTAGCTGCGTATATCGGCACGCCCCACAGGACACGATCAACGCCAATACTTTCTATTTTTTCAGCATCAAAATCCGTGAAAGCCCTTCCATTGGTGAGAATGTGGAATGAGATGTCTTGGCGAAATATACGCGCGTACTCAAGTAAATTAAAAAGCTCGGATTTGAACAGTAGGGGCTCACCCCCGGACAAGCCGATGATGGTGTTTCTAGGCGCTAAATCAAGGGCCTCCTTGAAAACGCCAAACATGTCAATATGAGAGTCCTTTGGGGGCTGGGAACACATAATGCACTTTTGATCGCAGCGCTCCGTTATCAGGAGAGTATTGTGCTGTGACTTTGCTCTAATTAACCGATGGATTACGTTCTTTCTCGGAAGCAACAGAACGACATCCCGGTCAACTTCTTCAATATTCGAAATTTTAACTGAGAGCCCAAATCCATTCAGATCGAACTCTGCGTTAACTCCGTTGGCTTTTGTGATCCACGCATCCCGAGAGCTCTCCGAAAAAACTGCACTCGTAGAGTCAGTTCTCAAACGAAAGACGAGTGGCTCACTTATAGGCATAGGCGAGCAAGATAAGCGAAGTGGTATCATAGCGGGCTTGGTGCCACATCTGATGGCAGGCTGGCAGCTCCGAGCCATTTCCTGACAGTTTCGCGAGTACTCTGATCTTTTGAGTAAATCATCTCGAAGGCAATATCAAACAGGCCCTGGTGCAGTCGGCAGTGGTCCGTTTGCGGTCTAGGAACGTCGATCCGCCCGTATCGCGACAGATCATCGAATACATCTAGCCCGCAGTAAGGCTGAAACACGCAATGCTGACAATCTGGATCTTGAAAGTTAGAGGCATTGGCTTGAAGTTGGTTTAACTTCACTTCATCCAGCCCGGAATGAATGTGCCCTATTGAGAGGTCAATCTGCCCGACGCGCGTAATCATGCGCGCTTCGTCGGATGGATAAATTCGGCCATCATAGTCTATGACCGCATAATCTTTGGCTAGCCAGTTCGGGTTTCTAAGATTGACGTGACCGTTCCCCTCCCCCCGCAGAATTCTCCTGATCAAATGTGCAATATAAAATTCCTCGAATGGGACCTCGGATTTGGAGTTGTGACGGACTACCGCGGCGATAAAGCGTCGATAATATTCAAGCCAACGATCCGGCGCTTCACTAAACCTAAAGCGCTTCCGAGCAAACCCTTGATGGTTGATTCGCCTCAGGAATATGGAATTTAATCCATACTGCGTATAGCTTTGAATAACGTCTTCCGGAGATGGAAGTGCGTCTGGATCTAATGTCGGCAGCGCTGAAACCTTTCCCGCCCCGAAAGAAGTAGTGGCGCGCCGAAGATTTGAAAGAAATCTTTCGGTTTCCTTGGGGCTGCGTGTTCGCGTGACTTCATGGTGGGCAGGTGTTCCATCAAATGATGTGCTAATAAAAGTATCTTCGGGTGCAAGAAAAGACCAAGCTGCCTCGGAGACGTTTTGTAGGTTGGTGCAAACAACGAACTCAGAAATGTGGAACCGAGATCTGCAAAAATCACGGACACGCTCTAGGATGTCCAGCCGCAGAAGGCATTCTCCGCCCTGGAATTCGACTTTAATATTATCGCCTGCCGTGCGATCTATCCAGCTCAGTGCATTGATGGTATCTTGCTCTGACCAATCGAATGCCGAAGCTGTCTCCGGCGCCCGCGAAACTTGACAATAGGAGCATGACATATCACACCTAAGTGTGGGCGCAAGAATCACAAAATTTAGGGGCTTGGGTAAATTGATTCGGCGCGCCCAACGGGCCGCAAATCCAACAAAGGAAAGATCGTTTAAATTTTCGAAGGTCTGCCCATTTCGGTACAAAAAATCAAAGTCTGAACTTGTTAGAGATCCATGAACGTAGCGGCTCAAAAATTCGGCGTCCGCGCAAAAATATCCACCCGAGTCGTCCCCAAATAGAACTCCACCAGACGGCATGTTGCGAAATCGGAGCGGCCAGACCCTCATTGGCCGAGCACTGCATTGTAAAGGAGGGATCGGAGCTCGGCGCCTTCAGATGCAATTTTAGATCTGTAAAGGGCATAGAATATATCCCTGCGAACTTCTTCGCTATAATCAATATTCCAGACGACGATGACTTCTCCCGAGACGTTGAATCTCGCCGAGGGGTACAAATATGATAGGCGTGAGAGCGCGTCAGAGCTAAATTTGGATAGTTCAGGAGCGATACGAACCTCCCAGGTAGCGCGGGAATCCGGAATTTGGTTCGTCAGGCTTGGCATCTAGGAACACCCTCAGTCACCGAGATTTTGTTGTTTCATTGGGAGGAATTTCAAACTGACTCCAGATCAGTGCGCAGCGCGCTCTGTGTCCGCTTCTGACCCAACCCACTAAAAGCCACTTCGTTTCATGTAGTAAAGAGGTGAAAGAGTCGCCCCAGCTCAAGCACCGCCTTGTTCGCATCCATGAGAAAGGGGACCCTGTGAGGTGTCAAGCGCAACGATGGGCGTGTGATGACTCCGAGTGGTTATCTGCAGTTCGCGTACGTGATCGCTTTAGGCAGCCTGTCCCTCTCGCGAGGTCGGTTAGATCAGCCAAGCGGATGTCCGCTTCTGCGGTTGGTCAATGGCCGATGGTAGCTCTTGCCCAGCGTCAGCTATCGGCAGCGAGCGTCCCTGGTCAGTTTGCGCGGGGAGGGCGGCCGTGCCCCGCGTTCCGCCGGACCGGTGGCGAGGCGCAATCAATCAACTTTGATCTTGACGACATTGTCTGCGCAGCCGGTCACATGCCGTTCCCACGCATCCATGACTGGGCGTCTGCGTTCCAATAGATCGGATCGAGCATAGGTCCGCTCGACGCGGTTGCCGACCGTATGGCCGAGTATCGTCTCGGCGACGTCGTAGTCGCAGGCATCGGTGTCCTGGACCCAAGTGCGAAAACTGGCACGAAACCCATGTGGGCGTCCTGCCTCGCCGATGGAATCCAGCGCTTTTTCAATCGCGCGTGACGTAATCGGGGCCCCTGAGCGGCCGGGGAATAGCAGATCGCCCCAAGCTTCTTTTCCGTCGTCAATGATCTCGCGGGCGGTGACCGGTAGGGGCACGCGAAAGTCCTTTGTGCGTCCCTCTTGACCTTTCACCCGTTCGGCCGGGACCGTCCAGACATCGCCATCGACCTCGCTCGCCCGTGCTCCGGAGCAGCCCATGTACCTGACCAAGGTGAGCATCATGAAACGCAGGCACTCATGGGCGGGCGATCCGCTATCTAGCCGGGCATATAGCGCAGGCATGTCCTGCCAAGGCGTCGCATGGATATGCTGGGTGGTGTGCGACACGGTTCCGAGCAGGCGCTGCGCGGCGTCCGCTGTAAATGGATCGCACTCGAACCCCATCAGCTTCCCTTCCCGGAGAACGAGGCGCGTCCTCTGCCAAGCCTTCTCCGCGGTTGGGGGTTTGGTTTGCCAGATCGAAGACATCGCATCGCGGATGTCCTGAGCCGTCAATTGCGATATGCAAATCCGTCCGATCTTCGGGATCACGTGAACGCGCAACGGCGAGAACCATCTGCCGCGGTCGCCGTCGCGACGAAGTTCAGCTTTCTTGGCCTCAAAGACCATTTGGGCGAGTTCGGCGAAGGTGGGATCGTGTTTGTCGCGTGCCTCCCTTTCGGCGCGCCGCAGCGCGTCGCGGAGGTTGATGGGGTCTTTGCCGGAGCGTAGCTCAGCCGCCCATCTATCGCGCTCTTTTCGAGCGGTCGCCAACCCGACTTCCGGCCAGGACCCGAGGCCCATTTCCCGCCGCTTGCCGAGATGGCTGTATCGGAAGACCCACTTTCCGGAAGTGGGCGATGCCTTCACAAGCCTGAGCCCGCTTCCATCGTCATGTTTCCCGGCACACGCTGCCTTGATGCCCCGCGTCGTGAGGTTTGCCAT